AGAAAATTGGAAACTTGTTCCAGTAGAAGAAACAACAAAACGATCATCCAGATTAAATACATCTGTTCCAGTATCAGTTGCCTCACCGTTCATTTTTGTCTGTGTATCACTATCTGAACCTGATCCTGTACGCTGTCTTACGTTACCCCAACCAGTTCCGCTTGCTCTTAATGCTATTTTTTGTCCAGTTTGCAATCCATGATTAGCTAATACTAGGGAATCATCTACAGTATTAAATTCTACTGTTCCTACTTCTATTAAGTTAGACCCTACAGTTGGTTCAGTTACAAGTTTGAGACTGAATCTTTTAGCCACATTATCTTCTGACCAGACATTAATGGATTTATAAGGCCCATCTGTCATTACAAATTCATCTACAGTCCATAGGCTGTCATCTGCCGCTCTAGTACCAGAAGTAACTAGAGTTCTAAATATTCTTTGAGGTTTTTTATCGGGACAGCAAACAAAGATTATGTCGCCACTTTGAGTAAACTTTAATTTTAAAAGTTGTGCGGCAGTCCAAGGAATTGTACTTGCAGACTCATATATATTAGTTGCATGTGTAGTACCGGGAGTACCTGTTCTTTGTTTTAATAATGTATCTTGTGACCAGATTCGGAGATACCCTGTAGAAGAATAAACACCTAGTTCTAGGATGTAGGTATTATCCTTATCTTTAAAGAAGGGAATGAAGATAGCAGTAGGGTCTTTCAGTTCTCCTATGAAATTAGTGCCGGGACGTTTAACAACTGGCCCTGAAAGCACAGGAATCATATTCTTAGAGCTTTTGTACCCATAATGGTAAAACTCTTCAATAGAACGACCCTGAAGACTTTTTGCTAATACACCTTCTGTAAATTTAGGTTGAAGAAATTCATACTTCATTTAGTCTTCCATGCTTGCATATCAACTTCATACCCAATAGTAGGAGTATTGAAAGTTCTATGTGTAACAGAATATCTACCTTTTTTAGAATCAAGCCATGAAGAACGTTCCCTATGCTCAGGTGTCCTGTCTTTAGAATTAGCAGATCGTGCTTCTTGCAGGGATATTATATATTTTTGCATCATCTCCTGTTTTAATCCCTGTTTGCTTGTTAGTGTTTCTGTAACTTCTACTGCAAGTTTCATTGCTACTGCTTCTGCAAGTAAGGAATCAAGATTATTAATATCGGTAGGAGTTGCTACATATAAAAGATATAAGGATGTTTCATTTGATAAAATATTTTTCTTTTCAACCTGAAATTTGGATACAGGTTCAACTTCAACAACCTTGATGCAATCAGCAGGAAGTTGATAGGAATAATTCCAGCCAAAGACAGGCTCTTCTGCCCTAACTAACAATTGTCTTTCTAATGCACTATTCCAGACATGCATTCTTAGAATAGACTCCAATACATTATCCATCCTTGCACTACATGCTCTGGCTCTAGAACTATCTTCAGTAAGGGATTGTATCCTAGCCTCACCTAGATTACTCAGGGCAAGGTTAGCTATACCAGTTTTATCCATAATAAATAAACTGTTAGAAATGGGAGTCAGTAGTTAATTTATTTACCATCCGTGTCCTAGATAGCACTAGAATATTGGGGCAAATTAGTTTTAAACTACCAACCCCCGATTGTTATTAATCAACTGTATAATAAATTCTTACTTCAACAAATGCCACAGTAGATGAACTTACTGCCGCAGTTAATGTAGAAAATACAGTAACTTCAGAAGTAATTGTTACAGGAGCCTGAGTAATATTACTTACTCCTTCTCGCATGTAACGAACTCCTACTCCTGTCGCCACAGCCGCCGCTAAAAATGCATTGGCAGAACCAGTATATCCTAAACCCAACTGGCAACTTGAACCTAGTGTTGCAGATTGGTGTAAAGATGCTTCCCATACTTTTGCTCCGGGAGGCAGTTTACCAAAGGATATTGTGTCATTTATTGCCATCGCAATATCTGGCGATGTAAACGTGAATTTATCATACATCATTCGCATTCTACCCCCTTGGTCAGCGACATCAGTCAGCTTCGCAGGAACAGTAACGAATCGTTTCTTGTGATTTACAGCATATTGATCAGCCATATTCTCCTTTTAGATTATGAGTTAAGCAGTTACGAAACAATCAATTTGAATAACCATCTCTTCCCAAACCCTAGTTGCTCCAATATCCATTTCAAAATATGCATATGGAACAAAAGATTTGTCAGAACGTCTTTCAATTTCAGTTATCGGTTCTTCCCAAGAACAGAACACCAACCCTTGCGGATGAAATGCTAACACTTGCTCTGTCAGCGTATCAGCAGAACCAGTTGTAGGCATACCTTCATACCTAATAAACTGGAACCCAGCAAAATAATTGGTTTGTCCTTCCACCAATGCACGAATACTATTATAATCCGCACTATTGATTTGTTCGGAATGAAGTAAGGCTTCAATCTGAGCCGCAGAACAGACAATGAAATATAGCGGATTGCCACCTTCATCATATTGATCTGCTTCGTTTTCAGAGAGAATTCTCCGAGCTTTTAACAGTTTGTCAATTGATAAACTTCTGCGATTACCTGCGGCATTATCAATACCACTATAACCAGCAGAATGTGCGCCTACTAACAAATCGACACCAATAAACTGTTTTGGGAAATTAGAGGAATTCCAAACTATCTCGGTTGCACCGTCCATTACACCACCATCTGATTCATATGCTGAACCAAAGGCGGCATCAACGATTACAGAGTCCATTTTACGAGCCATAGCCATTGACGTAGCTTCCGCATAAGGTTGGAACACATCGTAATTCATTCTACGAGTATCAAAACCCTCTACAAAGAATCCGGCATTTTTAGGCTGTGCCGACACTCTCCTACGTTGATGAGATATTGCCTGTACTGGCGAATCTGCAAAACGTGCAACTTTATCTAGTGCTTCGTTAGTTCCGATCTTATCAATGAACTCGGCAACACCTTGACAATTTGGCTTATTGGTTACAAAATTCCGTAACCGTGTTGTTTTTTGTTGAAGCGCATGTAATACATCAGCAGAATACCGATGTATATACGACGTTTCAATGTCATAAAAATTAGCCATGTTGTACCTTTTATAGAAATCTCATACACAATATGTGCATGATTAAAACTCACTCTAACCTAGAGATTGTCCATAAAGGGTCTCAAGAAAATATTCAGCAGGGCAAGTGCTTATCTGCTTATTATCTCTTGTTCGGCTGTTCCTCCACTATGGAGGGGTGAAACTATCTTACTCTTTGTTGTGAAGGATATGCTGTTTTAAATAACCTATCCATTTTTTTCATTGCAGTTTGGTGATTAGGATCACGATTATCACGATATGATTTTGAAAAATCCTTATCACGATAAAGAGCCTGAATCTCTTCCTGCGCAGATTGCGGGGATATTTGGGTTTTACCTAATCCAGTACCTACCGCAAGTGCTTCTTCTCCTAGCATTTGTCCTATTTTTGAAAAAGCCCTGATCATTTCAGGATGATTACCAAGACCTGTATTATCCAAAACTTCAGACAATCCCGGGGATGCGAACTGTGCATAAGCTCTTTTGGCATAGTCCATGTTGCCATCATAATTCCTGCCCCATTCACGTTGCAGATTAATGGTAGTCTGGACTTCCAAATCTTTAATGCTTTGCTCATTTTCGCCAGCTTCTTCCTCCTGAATTTCGTTATAAAGACCTAGAATATTTTCAGCTTGTTCCTGGCTAAGACCATTATTATGTGAGAATTGCTTATATCCATCAAGAACTCCCTCATCATCTTCACCAAAATCATAACCGTCTGCATGTTCCGGTCTTCCGAGTTGATTATAAAAACCTTCCCAACTTTCCCCTTCTTGCGGAAGAGAGATGAGATTGTCCGGGTTTCCTCCTATCATTTTGACTGCATTAACGTAGGACTTGGCGAGTTTATCTACAGAGTCAAATGTTTGGAGACTAGGTTCATCCCTTAAACCTTCCGGCATAGTGGATGCATTAAATATTAAAGCCGAAGATTCGCCACTATCAGCTTGCCCTGTATCTTCAGGAGCCACTGCTTCTTCTGACATAATTATTTGTTGTTAGGGTTATGCTCGTCTTTCTACACGAGCCTGTTCCTGCATGTCAATTCTTTTCCTTATGGCTTCCAAATCT